CAAAAAAACCGAAAACGTGAAATAATACACAGAAAAATTTATTTATTTAATGCTCTTAGAAAAGAAGGCTATACTTTAAAAAAAATTGGAAGTTTATTTAATATGGATCATGCTTCAATTTTACACGGTTTAAAGACTTATCAAAATTTAACTGATGTTAATGACAAACAGCTACGAATTGATAATGAATATTATGAACTGCTTTTAAATTTACAAGCGCCAAAACGAGTAGAATATAATTTAAAAAGTGAAATTAAAGAAGCAAAGAATTTAATTGACTTGCGAAAAATACAATCAAAAATAAAAAATAATTTTTACTAATGTTATTTAATACAATTTTTGTTTATATTTGCATATAATTATTAATTTTAAAATTTAACTATGAATATTTTAGAAAAAGCAAACAACATTGTTTATTTAAGAAGTGAAGAAAAAGATCGTATGTATGGGGACTTTCATACTTGCATGCAAAAAACGGCAAACATTGCCTCTGAGATGTCAAATAAAGTTATAACTATAAAAGACTGTTATAACATATTAATTGCTTTAAAATTGGCTAGGCAAGCAAATGCTCATAAAGAAGATAACTTACTAGATGCAATTGCTTATATGGCTTCTTTAAATGATTTAAACGATTTAAATAATTTGTATGAGCAATTTTGAGCAAATGTATTCAACAGTAATGTCAAACTGTATGAAAACAGGAATTAAAGTAAATGGCAGAAATGGTAGAGTGCGTCAAATAACAGCGGCTCAAATTAGAGCAAATTTAAATGATGGATTTCCGGTAGTTACTGGAAAGCAAATATTCCCAAGATCTTGCTTTGTTGAAACTGAGTGGCTGTTATCAGGCCAATCTAATATAAAATTTTTAAATGATAATAAGGTGCATATTTGGGATCAATGGGCAGATGATAATGGTAATTTAGGCCCTGTTTATGGCCATCAATTAAATAATTTTAACGGGGTTAATCAAATAACAAATATTTTAAATGACTTTAAGTTAAATAAACATTCAAGAAGATTGTTGTTTACAATGTGGAATCCTAATCAATTACAAGATATGTTGCTTCCCCCTTGTCATTATGCTTTTCAATTTGTTATTGCTAATGATATGGTTGATGTTGTGGTGTCAATGCGATCTTTAGATTTGTTTATTGGGCTACCGTATGACTTTGTAATGTATGCCTCAATTTTATCTTCTTTTGCAAATGAGTTTAATTTAAAAGCAAATGAGGTTATTATAAATGCAGCTAATGCTCATGTTTATGAGGATCATGTAAGTTCTGCTGCTATATATTGCAATAGAAAAAAGTTAAGACTGCCTGCATTAATTTCTTGTACCAATTTTACAAAATTTAAGTTTGATGAAATGAAGATTGAAAATTATGAATACCACTCAAGATTGATTGTTAACGTTATAAAATAAAAAATATGAAACTAATTAATGAATTTGAGCCTGTTAGAATATGGGCAAAAGAAAAAGGAATTTTATCAAAAGGTGATATTAAAACACAATATGTAAAATTTCAAGAAGAGGCGGGAGAACTTGCTAAAGCTATTATAAATAATGATAGCGAAGAAATAATTGATGCCATTGGAGATTGTGTTGTTGTTTTAACATCAATAGCTTATTTTAATGGCACAAGTATTGAAGATTGCATAAATTCTGCTTATGAGGTTATTGCAAAAAGAAACGGTCAAATGATTAATGGAACATTTATAAAAGAAAACTTATGAGAACATATTTAGCAAAGGTTAAAATACCTTCAGAGATTAAAAATGAATCAACAGGATCAATAGGCGAAAAAATATTTGAATTATGGTTTAAATACAATTATGCTGATGAGCTATTGTTTAAACAGTCAGCCGATCGAGACTTTCAAAAAATAGATTTTGCTGATCATAAAGGCTATACTTATCAAGTCAAAGCAACTAAGGCTAAAACATACACGTTTAATTGCGATTTAGAGGCCGCTGGGGAATACTTAAACAGTGAGCTATACGTTTTTATTCAATTAGATGAAGAGTATGCTTATATTGAGCCTATCTGTAAAAAAGAAGAAGTCCTTATTAAACTAAAAAAATCATTTATAGAGGATAAAAAATGTTTTTTATATATTAGCGATCTTTTTCAACAAAAATTATTTATATGAGTGGATGGATTAAATTGCATAGAAAGATTACAGATTGGGAATGGTTTGAAGACAAAAATACTTTTATTGTTTTTATTACTTTGCTTTTAATGGCAAATCATAAAGAAAAAAAGTATAAAGGAATAGTTGTAAAGGTCGGAACTATTGTAACTGGAAGAGATATTTTAGCTAGACAAACTAAGCTTACTGTTCAACAAATTAGGACAGCTTTAAGCAAACTAAAATTAACCAACGAAATAACCATTGAAACTAGTCCGCAAGGCACTGTTATTGAAATAGTTAATTATAAAAAATATCAACTAACAACCAACGAAATAACCGTTGAACAACCAATAAACAACCATCAAACAACCACTAACAATAATGTAAATAAAGATAATAAAAATATATATAGGAGTTTTGGCCATTTATTTATTTATGAAAGTGAAGTAAAAAAATTATTAGAAACTTATAATATTAGCCAGGTTGAAAATATTTTAAATGACATTGAAAACTATAAAGGCAATACTAAATATAAGAGTTTGTATTTAACAGCCATTAAGTGGCTACAAAAAAACCAACCAACTTCTGAAGGGGTTTCGCCTGAAGAATTAAAAGCTAGAAAACATGGACTTATTAAATAATAAAGGATCTGCTCTTGAGTACTTATTAAACTACAGAGATGGGAATATAAAGCATGGTTTAGAGATTGGCAACGGTTTAGATGAATTTATAAGATTTAAACGTAAACAAGTTTGTATAATTTTAGGTCATGACAACGTTGGAAAGACTTATTTTATTAATTGGTATTTTTTGACTCTTGCATTAAAGCATAAATTGAAATTTATTATTTGGAGTGGCGAAAATCAACATGGCCAAATTTTACGAGACTTAGTTCAGATGTATGCAGGTATAAATTTTAAACAATTAAGCCACGAAGAAATAAGAAACTACTCAACATATTTAGAACAATACTTTACATTTGTTAAAAATGATCGTTTATATAAGCCGGAGGAACTGTTTAAAATTTTTGAAGAGAGTGAAGCAGACGTTGCGCTAATTGATCCATTTACAGGCCTTGATAGAAATATGACTTATGAAGGAAACTATAATTTTATGAATGCAGCAAGACAATTTGTAAACAAAACAGGAATGACAATATACATAAATACTCACCCAAATACTGAAAGCGGTAGAAGTTCAAATATTTATACAGAGGGAGACTTTAAGGGGCATTTAAAAGCCCCACTAAAAGATCATATTGAAGGTGGTAAGTCTTTTACAAATCGCTGCGATGACATGATTATTATACATCGGCTAATAAAGCATGATGTAATGAAATATGTAACTTGGGTTTCTACTGAAAAAATAAAAGACATAGACACAGGCGGTAAACATACAGGGTTGAATGATCCTGTTTATTGTGAATATAATTATGGTTTAGGATTTACTATTTATGGTAATGATGCAATAAAAAACTATAGACCAAAAAATAATATTAATTTAATGCACGGTTAAAATGAAAACTTGTAATAGTCTTAGTGGTGGTAAAACATCAAGCTATATTGCAGTACATTATCCTGCAGATTATAATGTTTTTGCATTAGTTAGGACAAATGATAAAAATTGTTTATTTCCTGATGCTAAAATAAGACAGATAGTAAGTGATAAAATAGGCACTGAATTTATAGGTACATTAGAAGAGGATACTATAATTTATACTATGTTAGATTTAGAGCAATTTATAGGCAAAAAAATAGATTGGGTTACAGGTAAAACATTTGATGAAATTATAGTTAGAGGAGATAAAAAATATCTGCCTAATGTTACTATAAGATTTTGTACTATTGAAATGAAATTAGATCCTATAAATAAATGGTGGTGGGATAATATACAAGAAACTGTAGAAATGAGAATAGGCTTTAGAGCTAATGAAATAATAAGAGCTAGTAGAATGAATGAAAAATGTGATAAAAATAGTATCTTATGGCAAAAATTTGTAGTAGGGCAACATGAATCAGGTAGAAATAAATGGAAAAATTTTCCAATGAGAATACCTAAATTTCCATTAATTGAAAATCCAACATTTAAGGATAAAATAGAAGAATATTGGAAAGATAAACCTGTTAGATTTGCTTATTTAAATAATTGTGTTGGATGTTTTCATAGAAATGAAATACTATTAAATAAAATGTGTAGAAAGCAACCTAATAAAATGCAATGGTTTATTGATCAAGAACTAACAAGTAATTCACCAAGAGGATGGAAAATGGGAATAACATATGAAAAAATTAAAAATTATAAAATGCAAACAGAATTATTTGATGAAGATTTTAATGATTGTGACAGTGGATATTGTGGAATATAAAAATTAAAAAAATGGAACTTGAACTATTAAGCAGCAGAATTAATCTTAATCATACTTGTTTAAAATTAAAAATAAGTATTGAGGACATAAAAACAAAACATCCAAATAGAACTGATTTAATAACTTCTATGCAACAGTCTTTAATAGAAATTACCCGGGCAATGGCTGTTTATCAAACTTTAGAAAAAGAATTTAGGGCAACAAGACAAATTAATTTTGATCTTCAGCATTTAAATTTAGAGTTGAAGCAGGATGTAAAAGACTTAAAAAAAATAATAGAGTATAACAATGCCGAACTTTGAAAACAAAAGCTAAAAAATGTTTTAACTGTAAAGAAGAATTTTTACCATTTAACACACTACAAAAGTTTTGTTTAAAAAACGAATGTATAAAAGCAATGGTAGAGATACAGAAAGAAAAAGAATGGTTAAAAAAGAAAAAAAAGTTAATTGAAAATTTAAA